CACAAGCCTGTTTGTTTTTTAAAAGAAATTAAATCTTTTAATTCAAAAACATCTCCGTTTATGTTCTCAACCTTTAAACCTGTGTTTTTATTTTCCTTTATACTAGTTTTTCTTTTTAAAATAGAATCGTCTGTTATTAGAGATATCCAAGATCCTTTTGTTGTATTGTATTTTTCAGAAATTTCTTCATAAGATATATTTATGTTTGAAAACATTCTATTTATATCCTCTTTAAATTCTTCTAATCTTTTTGGTCTTACAGAAAACATACCTCCTAAAGATACGTTATAATTATTTTTGTTTAAAACCCATTTTTCATCAACAATATACTCTTCATCTGAATAAGCATCTTCTACATTTTCGTAAAAAGATAAAATTTCTTTTTTAAAATTTTTATAACCGTATTTAGCTATAGCATTAATAAATGGATAATTTCTTCCAGCTTTTATTTGACTTCTACAAGAAGCATCACTTTTAATACCGCAACCTATATACCAATCATTTAATCTATTTGTAGTATGTACTCCTACATACGTTTTTCCATTAATTAAATTTTTAGTTTGATATGTATATATGTAATCCATTAACTTCTTTTACTTCCTTTTAATCTAGATTTTTCAGCTCTTCCTCTATTTATAGATGATTTAACGTGTTTTCCAACAGCGTGATCATAATCTTTTCCATTTCTATTCACGCCGTTTTTATCTGCTTCTCTATTTATCTTAGCAAGCTCGACACGCTTCTTCACCTCACGAGGCTTCTTGTTATACTCCCTCTGGTACTCAAGACGCTTCTTTCGTGCCTCCGGGTTGTCTTTGTAGTATTTAGATGTCCTTCCTGGCATTACTTCTTCTTTTTAACGCCGCACTTAGACAGGACTATGGCAACGGCCTGCTTATTAGGTCGTCCAGATTTTATCTCTGTGCGTATGTTCTTACTTATTGTCTTAGGTGAGCACCCTCTTTTTAGTGGCATAACTCGAAATGTTTTATCTTTGCAAAGATAATAATTAAAATAAAATGAAATTAAGGAAGAAAATAATCAGAAAGAACTACGACCGTACGCAGCCGAAGCACAACTGGCTTAAGTACTGGCGTGTTGTTAGGTACTGGGTTCGTGAGGTTTACGGACTACACTACCCTGACCTAGAGATGCTGCTGTTCTTATACTCAGAGGATCTGTTCTCAAGGGCAGACTTCGAGAAGTACGAGATGATCATGTCGTGGGACGTTATGCGTTTCCAGAAGCTGCTTAAGGATGGTTGGGTGAGAAAGTGGCGTGAGTCCACAAACAAACAGTGTGCACTATATACGCTGTCTTTTAAGGGAAAGTCACTCATGGCACAGGTATACAAGAAGCTATCTCTTGAGAAAGGCTTCTCAGAGGATCCAAGGTACAACAAGTTCTTCCGTAACGACGCACCTCCTAGGAGTAAGGTTTATCGGTCTATGATGGAGGAAATGAACCGGGCGGTGGATGCCGCAAGGATAAAGGACGATAGAAACAAAAAACCACCTACAGAATAGGTGGTTTGTTTTTAAAGAACTACAATCACGTCCCTCTCCATGATGACGGAGTACGTCACGTCCCCTATCATCATGCTGTAGCCGGCGTTCTTGTCGTAGTATACAGTGTCTCCGTCGCTAACCGACGCAACGTCAGTCCCGACCTTGACTATCCTACCCTTCTTGTACCGCATCTTTGAGGTGTCGCTGCCGGACATTATCAGGCCGATCTCTGACTTGACCTGCTCGTCTATCGGTGTTATCAGTATGTATTTTCCTAGTGGTTTACAGTCCATTGTGTTTTTTCATAAGTTAATTTAAAAATATCTGGCTTACAAGGGTAGAACTCACCCTTGATTCCTTTTATAATCCAGTCTCCTTCCTCAGCACACATTGTGCCCTCAAGTGTCTCTATGTATATCTTCCCCTCGTTGAGGTAGTTAATATCAAAGTCTGCGTCCTTCATAAACTCAGTAAGCGTATGTATGTCTTGTAAGTAGTCCATACTGAATTGCATAGCTTCAACTATTACAGGTCTCTTTATATACTGCTGTGCCATTTACGCTCGTGTTAAGGTTACTATTGCGTTCGTACTCAGTATCGTCGTGGCGACGCTCACTGCGTTCTTCAGTGCGTTCTTTGTCACCTTGGTAGGATCAATCACGCCCATGCCGATCATGTCTCCGTAGCACTCGTTCTTAACGTCGTAGCCGTGCCCCTCGTCCTTCACGTCGATCATCACCTCGTAGCCGTCCTTCCCGGCGTTGTCCATGATCTGTAGCAGAGGAGACTGAATCGCCCATCCAACGATCTGCATCGCCGTGTACTCGTCGTGGCTGATGTGGTCGATGTTGTCCGTTGCGTACTCAAGGATCCTGTCCGCTATGTTGAACAGTGCCACACCTCCTCCCGGAAGTATCCCCTGCTCGATCGCACTCCTAACGGCACACACGGCATCGTCAACCCTGTCGAACCTCTCCTTCTGCTCCACGTCCGATCCTCCTCCGACGTAGATCACTCCGATCCCACCGGTCAGCGATGCGATGCGCTCCTTTATTGCGTCCATCTCTGATTTGCTCGTAGAATTATTGTGCTGCACCCATAGCTGTTCGACACGCTCCCTGATCTGGTCGTTTGTCTGCTCCGGTCTAACTATCACGGTGGTGTCACGCCCTACTATAATACGGTCAGCCCTGCCAAGGTGCTCGATGCCCATCAGCGACAGGTCGTCTCCGGTCTGCTCGCTGAAGTACTTAGCACCCACAGCCATCGCCAGGTCCTGCATCAGCTCCTGCTGCTTGTATCCGAACTGCGGCGGCTGGATGTTACAGAACTTCAAATTGTTTTGGACCACGTTCATGGCCAGCGTGTTGATCACGTTCTGTGTGCACGGCCCCACAATGAGCAGCCTCTTGCCTCCATTTATGATCGGCTTGAGCACGTTCTCTATCGATAAGATGTTTGATATCTCCTGGTCCGTGACCATCACGTACACGTCGTCCATCATGCACTCGTCCTTCTTCATGTCGTTCACGAACAGCCTGCTCGTGTATCCCCTCTGTACCCGGATGCCGGTGGTCACCTCGCTGTAGGTCTTCTCGGTCTGTGAACGCTCCACCGTAACGATGCCCTCACGCCCAACCTTGGAGTAGGTGTCTGCAATGATACCACCAAGCTCCTTGTCGTTGTTGGCAGAGATCGACGCTACGTCCTTGAGCGTCTTACCGCTCACCCTCTTTGAGGCCTTCTCAAGGCTCTTCACCACACCGTCGGCTATTGTGTTCACCTTACGCAGCACCTCTGTCGGGTTGTTCTTCTCCGTAATAAACTCAGTGCCCTTGTTGACCAACGCCTCTGTTATTACAATACTAGTCGTCGTTCCGTCACCGGCACTGGTTGCTGTACGGTCTGCGGCCTCCTTCATCATGCGGACCGCCAGGTTCTCTACCGGATCCTTAAGCGTGATTGACTTAGCTACGGTGACACCGTCCTTTGTCACGGTGATTCCGTGAACGTGGTTCTGCGACTCTATAAGCACAGTCTTGCCCCTTGGGCCGAGTGTAGACTTAACAGCCTTGCTTATCTTTGTGATACCACTTACAAGTCTGTCCCTACCCTCCCTGTCAAATACAAGATCATTCATATTAAAATTCAATTAAGTTTATTGTGCAAATATATACAAAAACTTTTAACGGATTTTATACCATCTTAACAAGATGGTGTGAATGTCGGAAATGTCGTTTTAAGTTCTCCTATTCTTATATATATATTTATTATATATATATTATTTTTTTTCTCTCAAAAAAAAGGAAAAAAATCGACATAATAGCATTTTAAGTGTTAACTACTTGATAATCAATAAGTTATCTTATGACAAACTTTTTTAAAATCGACATGAAATCGACACAGACGGTAAAAATCTGGCATGGAAACGGTAAAAATCACGTTAGAAGTGTGTAGTGTTTGGGTTATATATAGGTTTTGCGATTGCGTTCGCCCACAGAAACACACTCAATTTTCGCACCGGGGTGTCAATTTTTGGAAATTTCCTTCAAACTTTTCAGCTTTTTCTAGCCCGGTACTATGCTATGCCCACTACCTAGTTTCACGTCGATGCTGTTGTTTGTTATGTACGGTACTATGCTATACCTACTACCAAAATATTAGGAACCTAACCTGCTTTGTTGGTCCGAATAGAAAACATTGATCGATCTCTGATCCACGATAGCATCCATCTATAGTACAGAATTTCCTACAACCTCAAGCCACTGCCTTCGGGCGTTTTGCGTTTAAGGCATTATCTTTTACTTTTGAGGCTTGGATACGTTTAAAGGTTAGAAAGTGTCTAAAATAGGCTTAAAATGCGTTTGATAGGCACCTGAGGCGGTGGAGTAACCCCCACCAATCCCCCTACGCGCGCACACGTGTACTTATAATCAAAGAAAGTCTCTTTCGTAACTCCTTGAGAATCAGTATACTACGAATCGTAGATTTGCAGTATGTAGGAATCTACTGCATCGGATGTGCATTTCATCGATAAAACCGTGCACTTAATCGATTTTATTAAAAAATGTTTGTGGGACTCAGAAACCCGCCATATGTTTGCAGTGTCAAAAGGGAACAACCTTACGACAGACGTTCTTCTCACGGTTCACTACTCCAACGAAAAAGTAGATATAGTTTAAACGGTTCACTGTGCAAGTCAAAAGAATCGTTACTGCGGAGAAAGGCAGTCATTAACTCGGTCGGTACCACAGACCTATAAAGTGGAGGCAGTCATAAAAGACTATAAAATAGGGTGTAGCTACTCTGTCATAAACGGTCAAAGTAATCCGTGAAGGGCGAAGCTACGATACTAACAAAAAGGTCACCTTGTGTGGCTACATAGTTATAAGGTCGTTAACCGTATCAGGGTGTGTGCCTTGGCTGATGATTCGAAAACGATGAAACGGTAACTTAAAACTTAAATAAGATGGTAAAGGTATACTTTGAAACGGACGGCTACGCTGAGTTAGTAGCAATTTTTGATAGCGAGGAGACTTACTCTGCTTGCTACGAGTCATTAGAGGCATTGGCTAAGGCGAACAATTTCTTGTACGTGACTGAGAGCGTAAACGAGGAGGTAGGTATTAACGAATTAAAACAATAACAATGAAACTACTACGCTACTTCTTACTACTGCTGTTTGCTACGCTTACGGCAGTAGGTATCTACGGTCTGTTGTATACAGACACGCACAAACTAACACTAACGTTTAATACATTCATGTGTGCCTTGATAGCGTACATGGTCTATAAATTTGATTAAAACTATGAAGACAATTAAAATAATTGAGGCACTTAAATTAATGGATGTAGATGGCGATACTATGCAGCACATCTTAAGAGAGGTAAACTTAGAAGGGCAATTATTAAAACAGTTAGTAATGACTTCTAATGACCTAAACTTAACCAACGCTATAGAAGAGAGACTGTCTTTTAATGAATTTGATTCGTTAAAAGACTATTGGAGAGAGGTATACAATAGGGAAGGAGAGTTAAGGTCTGTAGCAAAAAAAGTATGGGATGACATGCATAATAACGATACGTTAAT